CTTAAATTAATAATCCAATTTTTTACTTCACTAAGATTTACTGGACCTTCTTTTTTAGGCTCCCACCATGCAACCGCATCTACTACAACAATTGGTGCAACTTGTTCATAGTCTTTTATAACCTGTAGGTTTACCCACTTCTCAACATGTGCAATTGCAACAGCGCATTTGTCATGTCTTTGCGCTAAGTCAGCATGAACATAATATGTTTTGTTTGGATCTGGAATAAATCCAGGATCAAATCTTCTAAATTCATCAACTGGGTTGCGAGATGTCATGCAATGTTCTAATTTTTCTTTTTGTTTAAAAAATGCATCTGAAGAATAAACTGGCATACACAAGAAACGCATCATTGCGTCTCCAAGATCATTGTAAAAAGCAATCTTAAAATCTTCAATAGTTCTTGTTGGATTTACTTCCCATGTTGGTCTTTTAAGTGCCCAAACCCCAGGAAATTTATATGAAATAATATGATCTTCTTCCCATTCAATTTCTAGCGTATTGTCTAATGTGTCCCCAAGTAATGGATTAATTATATATTTATGAGTTTTATGAACTACCTCTTTATCTGCAATTACACTATCATATTTTTGTGAAATAAAATCTCCTTGATACCTAGGAAATGAAAGTAAAACAACTTTTCCTAAGTCTGGAAAACGAGAGTCAATCGTTCCTCTAAATGCTTTATAAATATTGTCTGCTGTTTTACCTTGCTCATTTCCAGTTCCAACTTCACTAGCAAAACCCGAAATTTCATCAAGAACTGCTAGTAATAAGTTTAAACCTTCATGAGACTCTCTCTCAGAGTGTCCAGAATAAACTGTAATAGTTTTATCAAATTCAATTGAGTCTACCTTTGCATTATACTTTCCTGCAAACCAGGGAGATCTTTCTATTTTTGTCTTGAATCCTTTGAAGAATACGTTTTTTGCTTGTTGGGCGTTGATAGCGACATTAATAAGGTCGATAGCATCCCCAGACGGTTTACCAAAGTATTTTGCGGGATCTTTAAGACATAACAACTTATAAACAATATAGGCACAAGCCACAGTCGAAGTGAAGTCCTTGCCACTACCCTTCCCAAGTTGTAAAATAATTTCGTTTTTTGTGTATTTGTCATAATATCTTGCTCCTTCAACAGAACCCATTATTCTTTCAAGATCCTGTTTTTTGTAGATTTGACTCATGGCTTCTACAATCTCATACTGTATTTCTGATAGAGGCGGTTGTCCAAGATAGTCTAAAGACTCTACAAATGTTTTTGTATCAACTGGGTTTTCTTCAAATGGATTATCATCTAATGCTTCTAAAAAATCATTGAACATCGTGGACAATTGTGATTACCTCACTTGGTTTAGAAATTTCAGATAACTTAGACATAATCTCATCACGAATATTAGGATACTTTGATGCAATATCTTTTAATATTCCAATCAAAACTTCTTGTCGTCTCTCTATTTCAACCATTTCTTCTGCAAGTTCTTTATTTTCTAGTAGTCCAGCCTTTTGCAACATATCAATTCTTTTAGATTCAATATCTAAAACAAGTTTAATTGCTGCTGTTTTTGCGCTAAGATTATTATTCATTGTTGCTTCATCAATAACTTCATATGATTTGCTAATTAATTTTCCGTAGTGTGTATCTGCTGCTGCCAATGCTTCTTTTGCTCTTGATCTAATTGCATCATTACCAGATACCATTGCCTTCCACTCGTTTAAGTGTGCAACAACTCTTGTTCTTGGCAATTGCAAATCTTTTGAAATTTTAGTTGGATCGTTGCCTTTTAAATATTCTGCCACAACATTGTTAACCTCATCAAGATGTTCTATAATTTCAATATCTGAAGACATTAGTAGTTTCCTTCAATTCTACTGATTTCATCTTGAATATAAAAAATTGCTTTCTTTAAATCTTCTACATGCTTATCTTCATTTTTAAGCCCTGCTCTCCAAAGGTACTTAAAAGCATTTCCAATATTAAAATTACGATGACGTGTAATTTGAATACACTCAATGCCAGAAGGGTCTGAAGTATAGTGTTCAGGATGATTTACTTGGTCTACTGTAATTCTAAGATCGTTAGCCACGCTTAGACTTCCTTAATCCATAATTAGCAAGATATAGGTAAATTGTTTCTGCACTTGTATCACATTCTTTTGCAATTTCTTGCACAGACTTCTTATCCAATATATACCGTTTTCTTAACCATGCCTCGTTTTTATATAGTTTAGTACTCATATTATTTTTTGTCAATCTCCTTTATAACTGGGTCTAGCCTATCCCAATAACCTCCTGGATTACCTTGATAAACCTGTCCAGTTTCACGATCTAATAATAACCATTTTGTTGGTACATACGTAGTTAATTTTATAACAACCCCATTTTTTTCTTCTGGGTATTGAAATGAAACTCTATCTGTCATGATACCGCCTTGTCCCAATTATTTAAAGCCCAGTGCCCTATTCCACAAGCATCTGCAACATCATAATCATCTATTATTTTATCATAATGTATTTCTATTAAGTCTACTGTTTTTTGTTTTCTAAAATTTCTTTCAAAAGATTTATACCAGGCATCAGATTTTTCTGGATTTTTTGATCGAATTTCTAATTTTTGTTCTTTACTTAATGCTTTATTGCCAATATAGTTTTGCCAGGTTATTGGAGAAACCTTACCAACCTCTACAACTCCAGCATTACCAGCCCCACCTATAATTGCTCCCTGTACCATTGCAAGGTCTGCAGCAGTCTTAGGGCTATTCATAAAAACTGTATGCTCAATAATAATTGATGAATTTAAGAACATATCTAAGTCTAAAAGAGCCTTTGTTTTTTTAGATGCATCAATACATTTTTGATAAATATTATTTCCTTCAAATGCTATCTTACCAACAATCTCAAGTTTTCCAAACTCAAATAATGCAAAGGCAAGACTGTTTGTACTTGCATCAATAGCAACAAATTTTGCTGGTTTAACGTTTGTCGTCATAGTCTATTAATCCCTTTAATTCTTTTAAAGCCTTGTTTACTTTTTTATTATCAACCGAACAGTTATCGCAATAGTTAGAATCGTTATATGCAGAAAGAACTACTCCACACCCTCTAGCACATTTTCTTTCTTTGCCATATCTTTTTTTGCGTTTATTAATTATTTGCTTTTCTGCAATTTTAATTTTTGTTGCCTCAGATCTACATTCTGAACTACAATAAATCTGATATGTTACTGTGGGTAAAAACTCGTTTTCACACCACTCACATGGTTTCACTCAATTCCTCCAGAGAAGCAATCTTTATCTCTCCAGGTTCTGCTAAGGCGCAGTCTTTTTGTAGTGGACATGCTTTGCAGACTTTAGAGTTATTTCTATAATTCTTTTTTGGAATAGTTTTATTTTCCCATGCTTGACGAACTTCTCGCATCCAATTAAAAGCATTATCAATCCATTGTCTATAATAATCATTAACAGTAATTGGAATTACAAAAAGTTCATGAGTATTTTTATTTTCATATATCAATAATCCTTTTGCAAGTTTTAATATTTTCATATAAATAAGCAACTGAACTATATGATAATTTGCTCCAGCATTTTTCTTTTTACGAAATTCAAAAGATTCATCTTTCATCGTTTTAATTTCAATAACAATGTCTTCGCCATCCCACTCAATAATTCCATCAGCAAATCCATAAATTGGTGGGTCAGAGTTTACAAGTTTTACTTCTGTTGTTTCGTTACCATTGTCATCTATAAACTTTTTTGCAATTCCAGACTTTAGCATTGCTTCTTGAATTCTATCGTGAGATAGTGATCCACTGCTCATATTTGCTACTGAATATGGCGTATCTGTATTTTGAAATGTACCACCTTCAAAGGCTAAATACCAGTATCGTGCACACTCTCCACTACCATAAGATAGTCCTGATGGTGCAAAGGTTTTCTTTTTTTGATATTTATCCACCTTGCCAACCATGTATCCAGATTCAATTTTATCAACGATTCCTTGTAAGTCTATTCCTGTGTTATTTTTTGCTGGTTTAATCATTACTTGTTGTAGTAAACTTTTAGCCATTAGTTAGCATCCTTTGTTATTGTATTAATTATACACTATCTCGTAATATATTTAAGTGCGGATACTAGATTATTAATAGCCTCTGCAGCAGTATAATATATATTTTTCTTTGCTCTGTTTTGTTTATCTACATTTGCCATCCAGGTGGCTTTTAATGAAAGTTTAGCAGCAATTGCTTGCAACCTTACAATTTCAACAGTTGCAACTTGAATTGGAATCTCTGGTTTAATAATTAATTTTGCAATCATTGTTAAAGCAGTAGAAAGATCTTCATCTTCCATGTATTCTGCTATCTCAGATAACCCATTAATTTGCTCTAGCGTTGTTGTTTCCATCCACTACTTCCTTTGTTTTATTGGATTTCTATCTATCTTACATAATTCATAATAATAGTTAAGCCTTTGCTCTCTCTCTTCTTTTTCTTTTTCTGATATTTTTTCATTATTATTTTTTCTACTTAGATGAATAAATACCATATCAGTATAATCACTATCAGATAATTGTTTTATTACTCTCCAGTGAATTTGATCTGTTCCAGAAAATATTAAGGCTTGATTATTTTTTAGAGTAAATTCTCTGTCTTCTATAACAATGGGCCAATCAACTGTAGAATCTAATTGAATATCAAAAGTTACTCTTGACTCAGCAAACCCATCGTAATGTGGATGTAGTTTTGGTATAAATCCACTAGAATTATGATACCTTGCTGCAGATAATTCTGTAATAACAAGTTCATCATCAAAATACTTTTGAATTTTTTGAACTAAACTATTTTTAAATTCTTCATCAACATCAAAAAAATATGTTGTATGACCAAGAGTTGCAACTATTTTTTTAGTGTTTGAATCAGATGCTTGTTTAATTTTTTGATATATGTATAGTTTTTCATCTTCAGTTAAAACATCATCAATAACAAAGTTTTTTAAATTTTTGTAATACATAATTATATTATACACCACCAAAATATTGATCTAATAATTCTACTTCTATTATTGCAAGCCTTACTTTTTTATTTCCTTCTCCAAGAACAACTATTACTGCTGGGTCATTACCATTTTTAATTGCATCTGTAACTGCTTTTGCCCAAACATCTTGATTTAAAGTAAATGATTTTGAGCATTCTTTAAAATCTACTGTAAAGTTGTTCCAAGTAGCGTCACCCTTTTTTGTATTTCTTCCAGAATTTTTATGCTGTTTTGCACCTATTCTTTTTGACTCTGATCTTTCACTCATTTTCATAATCTTTTCTAGATTTTGGTAACAAGTTAACTTTTGATATGTGTTTTTTATCACACATCCATGTTAAATCTTTTGTTTCAGACCAAAGTCTTGACGATAATACATCTGCTTTACACTTATGACAAATAAATTTTCCAGGGAAAATAATAAATTTTTCAGACATTGGATATTTTATTCTTTATCATATCTTGTAGATCAAGATCTTCTCTAAACCGATCAACAAGTGCATCTCTACCCTGAACCTTAGTCCCATCTTCAAGTTGATACCATGCACCAGTTCTGTTAATTAGCCCTAGACTTTCTGCAGTATCGACCAAGTCTCCAATAGAGTCTACACCAACCTCATCCCCTCTAAAATAAAAGTCATACTCTCCAGACTGAAATGCTGGAGATGTTTTAGAGAATTGAACTTCCCATCTTACTTTTCGTCCAACTTTTTCTTCAATCAATTTATCTCCAACATGAATCTTTCCCTTAATTGCTTGGTTATCTGATTCTGATGAAAATAACTTAATAACTGTAGATGAATAAAACTTTGTAGCCTGTCCACCAGTAGGCTGCTGACTTGTGTACATTGCATTAATATTATTTCTAGACTGAGAAATCAAAATAAATAATGTTGGCTTTACTTTATTGTTTGCATAGTTAATCATTTTCCAAGCATTTGAAAAATCTCTAGACTCTGCACCAATCTGCTTTGTATTCTCAAGTTGTTTTAGTTCATCTGTATCTTTTTCAAAATAAATTGCAGGTAGCAAGGATGTAATAGAATCTACAACAACAAGATCAACTCCTGCTTGCATAAGATCTACTCCTATTTCAACCATATCATTAATTGTTCTAGCCTGAGAAACAATAAGTTTAGAAGTATCTACTCCAAGTTTTTCTGCCCAAGACTTATCATATGACATCTCTGCATCAATCCAAGCACAAACCTTACCTTCTTTTTGTGCTAAAGCAATTGTCTGAAGGCATAAAGAAGACTTTGCAGAAGACTTAGATCCCCATATCAATACTTGTCTACCATAAGGCAGACCACCATTTAAGGCCCTATTAAGGCCATAACTAGGAGTTGCTGCATATTCTGTTGCTGGCACATTATCACCAGACATAACCTGCTTACGCAACTTAGGATTAAGTTGTGCTAATACTTCTTCAATTGTTACTGTCATTAAAATCGTACTCCATGTTTTTCTGGTCTAGTTTTATTAAATTGTGTTTTTTCTTCAAATGATTGGTCTAAGGATAATGACGTATATCCATTTTTTTTCATTCCAGCATATAAATCAAATGTTCTAATCAATATATCTGCAATTTCTTTAGTGATTTCTTCTTCACCTTTATTTTTTCTAACTGCTTCCATAACTTCTGTTACCTCTGAAACAATCATCATACATTGTTTTGCAATAAAAATATCATCAGCCTTTTCTGGCCAAAATCTTTTTGCCTGTGCAGTTGTATGCAATTCTTCTGATAGTTCATCAAACATTTACTACATCCTCCATTATCACTGTACCGTCTTTTGTTTTTCCAAAGGAAAACTTATAAACTCCGCCCTCTTGAACATTCATATATGCTTTAGCAAAAGATGTTGGAAATACAGTAACAGAGTGTAGCCCTCTTCCTGAATCTGCTAAAGTTAGCGATGCCATCTTTTTACCAGTCTTTGTTATTCTTGGTTTAAATGCAACAACAAAATGTTCGTCTTCTTTGTATGGAATCATCTTATAATTTAAAAACTTTACTAAAGCATTTTTTGTTTCTTTAATTTCATCAACTGGTGTGGCAGAAATAATTCTGTTATCAGATGCCAGCATTAGATAAGTTTTTCCAGTTTCAATTGTTGTTTGTTCTTCATCAAATATTCCAACCGACCCAGTTTTATCTAAAAGTTCTACTCTTGACCAACCTTTTCCTCGCTTAATAGATTTTACCATACCCATTAAAACAAAGGATCCCTTTTCTTCAAACTCTTCTACATCATTAATATATGCATAATAATGTTGTGGAATAGATATATTAAATTCAGGAAGATTTAAATATTCATATAAATTTTGTCTTACTTCGTTATCATCAGTTGGATTATCTTTAAAGTTAAGTGCACCAATGCATTTCATTGCTTGTAACGCTCTACTGTTTACTCCATTACCCTTTGTAAATGTAAACTCTTCAACTTCTTTGTACGAACTGAATGGTCTTGATGCAATATATTTTGTGGCAATATTATCAGAAATATACTTAATTCCAGTTAATCCAAATCGAATACCCTTGCCTTCAATCTTAAAATCTAAATCTGATTCATTAATATGTGGCAATTTAATTGGAATACCCATACGCTTTGCTTCAATCAAATATTCTGTTCTTGCATCTTTATCTTTTTCGTTCTTTAAAATTGAATACATGAATTCAAGTGGATAGTGGTATTTTAACCATGCTGTCCAATATGAAAGTGTAGAATATGCTACTGCGTGTGATTTGTTGAATGAATATCCAGCATGCGCTTCAAAATCATGCCAGAGATCCTTCGCCTGATTAGGAGCAACAAACCGAGAAGCACCAGAAACGAACTGGTCTCTAAAAGCATCAAACTCCCTCGCATCCTTTTTCTTTCCAATAATCTTACGAACTTTGTCTGCTTCTGCCATCGTCATGCCACCAAGTTCAACACATGCAAGCATAACCTGCTCTTGATACAAAACACAGCCATAAGTATCTTGTGTGATTGGCTTCATAACTTGGTGCAAATAATTAATGTTTTGCTTTCCATGTTTACGAGCAACATAGTCTTTACCAATAGTATTCATAGCACCTGGACGAACAAGAGCATTTGATGCTGCAAGTTCATCTAGATTTTTAACACCCATCTTTACAAGAAGATTTGTATATGGTGTTGCTTCACACTGAAATACACCCTTTGTATACCCATCAGAAAGCATCTGATATACATTTTTATCATCCATGTCAAGTTCTAGCAGATTTATTTTTTTATCATATCTTTCTTCAACAATCTTTAATGTATCGCTAAGAACTGTTAGCGTTTTAAGCCCCAACGCATCAATCTTGATGAGACCAATTCTCGCAGCCTCGTCCATATCCACACCCACCACAGGTATGCGATCATCAGAACCAGGAGCAGAACGGGTTTCCATTGGTGCGTATTTAAAAATAGGATCTTTACTAGTGACAACGCCAGCAGCATGGATGCCAGTACCCCTAATACGACCACGTAATTGATCTCCATATATCTCCACTTCAGGATATTTTTCTCTAAACCATGCAGATGTCTTTGATGTACAAAATTCATCCCATGTATCTACAGTTTTTAAAACTTTATTTACATCAGTTAACGGAATATTTAAAACTCTAGAAACATCTCTTACTACACCCTTATCTTTAAACTGTAGGAATGTTGCAATAGAGGCAACGTGTCTATATTGTTTTACTAAGTATTCCTTAACTTCATCCCGTCTAGAATCCTGGATATCTGTATCAATATCTGGAAAATCATTTCTTTCAGGATTAATAAAACGGAAAAACAATAGGCCATGTTTAATTGGGTCAATATCTGTAATGCCCAAAACATAACAAAGTAATGATCCTGCAGAAGAACCACGTCCAGGTCCTACCATAATTCCTTCTTTTTTTGCCCAATTAATCATATTCATAACAACAAGAAAGTATGGTGCAAACTTTTTCTCTTTGATGATTTGTAGTTCTTCAACAAGTCTAGACTCATACTCATCATTACCTAACCAAGATGATGTCAGTTTCATATCTTCTAATGATTTCATTGCTAGTTCTTGTAATTCTTTGTCTGGATTTTTATATTGAACTGGCAAAAGATTTAGATCTTCTTTAATATCATAGTCTTCTACTTTGTCTGCAATCTCCAATGTGTTTGCAAACATATCTTCTCTAAACTTAAGTTCTTTTGTCATGGCAGACTTCATCTCATCATATGAAAGAAGATGAATGTCAAATCTATTAAATGACATCATCCTATCTTTGCCATAAAGATAGTCTAACCTATCCATCATGTCATCATATTTTTTAGACTTATCATACTTAACATCTTTTTCAAGTTTTGCATGTGTATTGAGAATTAACATCATTTCTTGAATAACTTTTTGATCCATATCAGAATGATGGCAGTCTGGAGTAACAACTATTTTCACATCAAATTCATCTGCTAACTGCATAAGACTTAAATTAATTTCAGTTGGATTGTGTGGCATAACCTCAATATAAAAATCATCATTAAATGTTTTTTTGAACCACTCAATGTGTTGTTTTGCTACAGCAAATTCTCCTACCTCAATTGCTTTTGCTATAAGGCCACTAAGACATGCTGAAAGAACTATAAGCCCATCTTTATATTTTTCTAATACTGCAAAATCAATTCTTGGCTTTTTATAAAATCCTTCTGTCCAAGCAATTTCATTTAACTTATTTAAATTTTCTAAGCCTTGTTGATTCTTGGCAAGAATTACTATATGGTTATAGATAAGATCAAGTGGAGTAGTACGTTCTGCTTTATCACGATGATCAAATCTATCCGCAGCAATATATCCTTCTATGCCAAGAATCGGCTTTACACCTGCTGCTTTTGCAGCACGATACATTTCACGATGGCCTGACAATGTGCCATGATCAGTTATTGCCAATGCTGGCATTCCTAACTGAACAGCACGATCAACATATTCTTGTGGTGTAGCAACACCATCCATTAGTGAATAGTGCGTATGCACATGTAGGCCAACGTAATTCACAAATTACCACTCAATGTTAGTAGATGTAACAGATGGTGTATCAAATCCAAAATAGAATGATTCCTGCTCTGGATAAGGAACTTCACGAACTACCTTATCAAGATTATGGAATTCAAAACCATCCCACTTGAATGGCTCACTATCTGGTTTGCTTGGAATCAAGGTATAGTTTGTCTCTGTGCCCTGTCCATTACGCTTTAGTTTCCATTGAAGATTTGAAACACTTCCAGTCTCTAAAGCATATTCACGAATTGTATTGAATGCTGACTGCTTGCTAATACCTTGAGACCATACTGCGATATATGGATCTTCTAGACCATCGTCAACTAGCACATTACAGTAGAAACGCATACGTGCTTTCCAACCACTCTTTGGTTCTTTTCTTGCCATCTCACAGCCAAAGCAACGACCCTCTGTATCTTGTGTACATGCAGCCTTACGCTTATAATCTTTTGGATTTGTATGCTCAGCAACTACTACAGCCAAGCCTCTTGATTCATTATAACTTGCAGAGTCTTCATCTAACTCTTCTACAAAACGGATCTTTGCTGCCTGTCCATCAGCCAACTTAACCCATCTAACTTTGATTGCATTATTATCATATTTTGGTTTGTCGAGCAGGGCGTTGATATTTTTTAGTCCCTTTACTACGCTCATATTTTCTCCTTCATTTGTTTTATTGTTTTTAAAAACTCAAGATGATTAGTACTATATGAGTCTGCAACATCTTTTATTTTTACTATACTTTCATTATACAGTTGTATATCGTCTTTGTCAAGTTCAACTATACTTTCATGCAACTTGTTTCCAGCATATACTGACATCCAACTATATTCTTGCCAATTTGACATTTTAAAGGTATCTTCATCATAAATATTAATATTCATATCATTAAGAAACCTCTCTATGTCTACTGTTTCAAATTTTGGAAATGGATAATTATTTATCGACCTCCAAAAATCTGTATCATTTCTATTAGTGCGGTAATGTAAATGCAATAGAGACATTAGCCCACTTTGATTTTCTACAAACTTTTTATTAAATAAATTTTGTATTTCAGATGAACTTTGATCATTAATATTTTGTTTAATATATTTTGGAAAATAATGAACTAGAAAGTTATACATTGTACTAATTACACTTGATATTGTAGTAGCCTCAATTGGCTCAAAAAATGAAGATGATAGTCCATTTGCAAAACAATTATTAACCCAGGTTTCTTTAAAAAATCCAGGTTTGTACTCAAAACTTCCAACAACCTCTAACTTGTCTCCATACAACTCTATGAGTTCTTTAACTGCATCATTTTTGGACACATACTTTTCATTATAAACATATCCACAACCGTATCTATGTTGCAGTGGTATTTTCCAAGACCATCCATATTTTAACGCAGTTGCATCTGTGTATGGCTTAAAATTATTATCTGGTGGTAAAAAACATGTTATTGCATTGGTTGCTGGTAAAAACTCAGACATTGAAACCCATTCTGATTTATAGTGCTTTCCAATAATTAATTTTTGAAACCCACTACAATCTAAAACAAAATCACAATCAATTTTTTTATTATCTGAAAGTATAATTGAAGAAATATTATTAAACTGATCTGTTTCAACATCAAAAACTTTATCATCTAATATTAAGATACCCATTTTTTCAGCAATCTGCTCTAAAAATATTGTTAACTTTCTTGCATCAATATGATATCCATATTCTTCTTCGTTATCAAGATTAATCTTATTGTTTAATACTAGGTGGTATAAATAGTTTATTTCATCTAAATTATTTTTTAAATTAATAGATGTTTTATAGTTATTGATTACTGTTTTCTTATTGCCTATAATATTTTTTTTATCATTATAAAAATCATAGAAACCATGAAACCAACTTGACCCATCGCTAGACCAATTATTAAACATAACACCATGTTTTATAGTACCACCAGTATTCAATATAAACTCATCTATAGAAATATCAAGATCTTTTAAAAATGAATTAATTGCTGGGGTAAGCCCTTCTCCTGGACCTAATATTCCAATCTCTTTACTTCTAATCATTGTTAAATTAACAGATGGAAACTTTTTTTTAAACAATAAAGCAGATATACATCCTGCTGTACCACCTCCTATAACAACTACTTTCATAATATTAACCCAAAGTGTTTTGCAATATATGCTATTGCTAATCCACTCCATAGGATATTAAACCAAATTAATGTTGGAATAGTTTTTACTGTTGAAGACCAAATTAGACCTAAACTTGAAACTAAGGCAAAAATATAAAGCCACCAAATACTAGCATCAAACAGCAAGCCAGGAATAATAATGGTTCCCTTTGCAACAAATGCAAAAAACTCTACTGTATTTGCTTTGGTCCAATAAGATTTATTACGCATTGTTTTTAATGCGTAGTACCATTCCATATGCCTTTTCATAAGTTTCCTATAATGCTTGATATTGATCTATTGTTGAGCAAATCAAGTATATCAGAGTCCAACATATCTCCAATATCTTTATACTTTGAGTCTGGCTTCAATACAAATGCTCTTGACCCAATTTTATCAATTAGTTTATCTGCCATCATACTTCCAGCATCATCATTATCTGAAATAATGCAAACTTCATTAAAATACTTTTTTAGTAATTCAACTTGAGCACTTGAAACATTTGCACCAAGGGTAGCAACTGATGGAAGTCCTACCTGATCTATTCTTATTGCATCAAATGATGATTCTACTACATATATAATTTTTGACTGCTTTACTCTATGTAGATTGAATAAAATCTTACTTTTTGGAAGCCCTGGAGTGTTTTTAAATTCTTTTCCTTCAATTGTTCTAGCAACAAATCCTATAGTTATTCCATCTGGCGACTGCACTGGGATAGTAACCATGTCTTGTTTTTCTGAGAATCCAAGACTAAATTTTTCAACTGATTTCTTAGTTATTTTTCTTCCTTCAAAATATCTTAAAGCCCTTGGCGATTCCAATGCCTGATTATTTAATCTTTTTATTAATAATTCATCGTACTGAACAAATTCTTTTGGCTTATACAACTTTTTATTTACTAGGTCTTCAATATTTGTTTCTTTTTCTTTACTTTTAATAAAACGAATTGACTCAAAGTATGATCTGCCAGTAGTTTTCATAATTAACTCCTGTAGTTCAGAAGTTTGCTGACAACCAAAGCAAAAGAATAATCCAGACTCTTTTGAAACTTCTCCTGCTGGAGTTCTAGAGTTGTTATGATATGGACAAAATATTATAAAGTCTGAGCCTACCTCTGACTCAATGGTGATTCCTGATCCGACAAGGACTCTTTTGATTTGGTCTTCTGTATACGTATTTCCCTGTATCCGTCTGCTGCGATAATCCATTCTACCTTCTTCTTACCTACATATATTCCATAGACCGTTAGTTTAAACTCAAAACAATCTTTATTCTTATTATATTCTAGCGTAAAATCTGGCTCAATGTCAATTCTTGGAATATAGCCAGTTTCTCGCATCTGAATAACAAGCAGCCTAATATATTCTTCTTTAAGCCTAATAATGTGTGCGTCATCTTTTATTGCCCCGTCAATGGCAAAACATTTAATTGGTTTATGATGAATAGACACATTATATTATAACTGCTTATCTTCATAGTCTTTATAGCGATAGTAGCCTTTATCAAAGTCTACCTGTACTAAAAATTCGCCCATAAATCCATTACGATTCTTTCTAAAAGCGCACTCAATAATGTCTGAGTTAGTCGCCCTACCTAAAGCCATAACCCAGTCAGCATCGTAGGCAATCTGTCTAGACCATGCTGTTTGGCCAAGTGTAGGAACACTACTAAGATCATTTACATCGTCTGGTGTGGCAGATGAAATAGCAATAATTGGGACTTCTTCAGAAATAGCCATTAGTTTTAATTCACGGGAAAGATTCTTCATTCTTACAGTTTCATTATCAGACTTTTGGTTTGGTGTCATAAGTTGTAGGTAGTCTACAATAACAAAGTCTGGCTTATACTGATCTATTTTTCCACGAAGAACTGATGGGCTAATTTCCCCGCCTTGATCATTTGAAATAATATGAAATGGGTTTTTACCAGCAAGATGATTTTTATGCCATTCTTTAAGAGTTTCCATTTCAATATTACCTTGACTTATCTTACGATGTGACCAAAGCCCTTCGCCCATGATTGTAAATACACGATTACGAACTTCTGTCTCAGACATCTCAAGACTAATTACCATTGGTGTTTTGCCTTGTTTCCAAGCCTGTACTGCAAAATAAAGTGCAAGCCATGACTTACCAATTCCTGGATATGCTAAGAAAACTCCTAATTGTCCAGAAGTAATTCCAGATGGGAGATAATTATCAAAACCTGGCAAACCAGTTTTAATTCCAACATTTCCTGCTGCTTCCATTGCTTTAAGATGTTCAAAATATGCAATAGCAGAATCTAAATCAATAACATCAATATCACGAACTGCCGATGTATTCTTTTTTAGTTCTGATGTTTTAGTAATAAGATTTGTTAATGCCTCTGCACCCTTATCATTTTGCACCTCTGTTGCAGCAGATCTTAAAATATCTTTAAGGCTATCATTTAAATATTCATGCTGTAATTCTTCAAGATGATGTTTTGTTGCACCAACATCTTCAATAACCTCAAAGTCTCTAAATTTTTCTACAACCAGAGATGATGGCGGAACAGAACTGTTATGTTCAAAATAGTTTCTAACAAAGTTCCAAATATCAGAATGTGTTCTAAGAATATTGTCTATGTTTGCTTGCAAAAGAACATGGATTTGTTTATCTTTTAAAACAGCATTTATTACTTTTGCCTCAGTATTATTCACTTAGCCATTCCTTTGCTTTTTTACGTCTTTCTAATCTTTCCATATCATCCTGCTGTTTGTCAAGTCTTGCTTTTAATATTTTTTCTGCATTATAAGCAAAATAATTCCAACTAGGCTCTTGTGCAACTTTAAAATAGTACTCTAATAAGTCATAACACAAAGATATTCCATATGATTCTATCAAGGCATCAGAAGCCCACTGCTCTACGTTTAAATTTAATGTTGGCTTTGTTTCATATTTTTCTTTATGATGTTTTGAATAACGACTTAGCAAAGCCATGCGGTCTTTGCGCTCTGCCATTACTCTGAAATTTCTGCCTTAGCCTCATTGATCTTTTCAGTCAATTTAGCCTCTACAAAGCCGTATACACGCTCCATAGCATCATTTGTAGTCTCACCATCACGCTTTGAATCTACTACGCCTAAATCAAGCCTAAGCGATTGAAAGTTTCCAAGATTTAATGTATACCCTAATGTAACAGAGACTTTTGTTTCTTCGTTCTTTTCCATATACCCTCCAAAGGGTCTAGTTAATACTTTCATTCCAAATTGGAATGTATCTACCATCTTCAGTTTTCGTATAAGTAAGTATACCATCACCCATTCTACGAGTCAACTCTTGTTTTGTAGGAGTTCTATTATTAGTTACTAATCCATCTTTTCTTGGTTGACCAATATGAATAGATGACAATATATCTCTTATTTCCTTTATGTGGCTTTCAGAATAATATGCCCTTTTTTGAAATTTTCTTTCTCCACCAACTGTGCTTCCAACTGGTGGTGGAATTACCCCTCTTTTTATTAAACTAGGCAAATACTTTTTATGTCTATTAATTAATACTGCTGTTTCACCCATAGTATAGGCTTTTTCTCTTTTCTTTTTAAATTCATGTGTAAAACATATTTCTACACGATCTTTATTTATATTATATAAAGCAACAGTACCATTTGATCTACTGCTATGTTTTACCCGTACAAGATCACCATTTAAAAACCAAACAGTTTTATTCCCACTAATTACAGGGGACTCATTGTACTCTTCGCTCTCAATACTTCCTTTGCGAAAACCCATCTTCCCTCTTTTGTTGAATCTGGTGGATGAAAAAATTTTCTTTTACCACATATAATACAATATACTTCTATATGACCTATAGTTGTATACTGTCTATCTATAAATACTCTACCATTACATTTCAAACATTTCAATTTGGAATCCCAATAATTAAAACATTAACGTCAACTGTTGCCACTCCACCCGTTGCAAATTTAGCAACTAGCGTTGCTTTTGATGAAGTAACATTGTTTATATATACTGAAACATTTTTACCAGAGTCAGTACCACTTTTGTTCCAAGGAGTTGCAACAACAATTGGAGGATATCTAAAATTAAAATTAATATCAAATGGTTTTTCTTCGCCAGCAGTTACTGTAGATGCACTCGCAACACTATAAACCTCTCCATAGATTTGTGCTTTTAATGTTGGAGTTGTTTGTGGAGCAGCAGTTGGTGAAGACTTTATTGTAGTTACATTAGATGCTGTTGGTAGTGTTTGAGAAATAACATTATTTAATTCTGTAACAATGCTATTAATGTATGAAACATCTAGTGGCTGACCTCTTTGTGGAGTTGGTAAAATTGCCATAATATTTAATTATACCACATGCTTCGCTGTTTTAATAAGGATCTGATTTGAATTTATAATACTATCATATGTTGGAGAATGAACTATAATACTAAAATTATCTGTAGTATCATCGTCCAAATAAACAGAAAATGATGGAGAAAAAACTCTTCCAGAATAACTATAGTCAGATATTGATGGCTCTCCAACTGCTTTATTTAAAGCAATGTATATATCATAATAGTTAAATAAATAAGAACTGTTTGGTGTCCACCACAACTCAACCACATGTATTTTTTTTCCACCTTGCTGATTTATTTCTTCTACTACAAATTGATAATTATCTGTAGTTAGTTGAGTAACACTTGGAACAGATATTTCATGAATTTTAGACCAATGAGATGTTCTATTTCTATCTTCAGAAACAATTCTATATCTTAGTTTATATTTTCCAGTTTTTCCACTAAACTCTGGAATAGGTTTAACTATTGATTTTTTGATATTACTATCTGCCATTATTGAACACCTAGCGCCATCCTAAACTCAATATAGTTATTGGTATTAGGACCTTTTAGTATTGGTTGTTCAGAAGCGTTTTTTACAGTTGTATATGCAACTAAACCATACAATGGATTTTGTGTTGTTACATTATCTACTCTTATTGCATCAAGGGCAACATAATAGTCTGAAGATAAAGCAGAGTCATCCACTACACATGTATAGATCTTCATTGAAGTTATATCTGCCCAAGAAAATCCACTATCCTGTACTGCATCAGAAATATTTTTTTCAATAACATAATACCTGTTTGATTTAAAGTCTACACCAGTATCTGTTTTAGCAACATTACAAACCAACCTTGCCTTTTTTGTAGATGTATTGATAAAATCAATAATAATTTTTACATTATCTGGCTCACTGTATTCTGCGCTTAATGTTGTATTAGCAGTTTTATTGACTAATGAAAAAGCAATCTTTATCTTATCTGATAAAGAGTTTTGTGATAAATTAATTGCAAGCCCAGTTTTTAAAATATGTGCCGTAGAAGATAAATCGGTTGATGCTGTTGCACTTAGTATGCTTGAATAATCTCCAACTATCATAATCATATTATTAAAAAATCTACATCTTTCATGGTACTGTGTTCTATTATTTTTATAAAAAATTCTATTATCTGCATCAGCCTGAAATACATCATCAACAACATCAATAACATTATCATCAGCAGAGTCTAAAGGCGTTGATATTGATGGAATGCTTGTTGGAGTTGTAGTTACATATTGCCACGCCTCTTCTTGTGAAAAAACTACAATATTTCTGCTATCAAATCCAGATGCTGACGGATTAGATCCAGCAGAATAAATTCCAATCTCAGTGATTTCATATCTTTCTGTACTTGGTAGTTCTGATGTAAAAACTAATTTGTTTACACCATCTTCGTAGACATATCCTTTTGAAGATATTGGAACCCGAAACATTTCAAAACCAAGTTCTTCTTTTGCTGAATAACCAACAAAATCATGTGCGTCTGCTGTTCCCAAAGGCTTTGCTGCGGAACCAAAAGCCATGTATGAGGCATATGCTGGAGCAGTTCCTATCATATACTTTGCTACTATTTCTTTACCATTATTTGTTATCATGAACCATACTCCTCAATTAAATCTGTCTCTATTGTACCACCTGAAAGGATTTCTATCTCTACCCTTTCGTCATTTTCCATATTAATTGTTTCAATAACAATCCTGGCAAAACGGTTATATCCCGTAAATTCTTGAGTTGCTAGTCCTTCTTGGTTTGTTGCAATATAAACATTGGTCCCATTTGTGCTACTGCTACTTGGTTGATTTGGTATTTTATTGTCTAATTTTATAGAAAAATTGGAAAAAAATGTATCTGATGTGTCCTGTAAACCTAAAAGTTTTTTTGGATCATACGTTTGTTTGAAATCAAACATATTTAATATTGGTTGATAAGATATATTTTGAGCATTTACAAAATTTACGTTACTAAGCAAAAGAAGAGCATGTCCATTAATTTGTTCAAAATATAGATTTAATATTTCATTAGCCGTTATTGGTGCCTTTTCAGATTCATTAAAATCTACATATTCTGGCGATGGTATTTTTACTGGCATTTTTGCAACTAAATTAGATCCAGATGAACTAGAGTATCGTGGACCACCTTCATTTGGTGGAGAATAAGATGACGGCGTTGTTGGTTTTACTTCAACTGGTTGTCCAGTGTATCCATCAACATCAAATGCATATCCAGAAGTTCCAGTATTTACAACAGGCATTAAATTTTTTGACATCCAATCTGATGCTGCCTTAATAACATCAGCAGTATTGCCTTCATCATAATTATATGACATTTTATACCTCACTCAAATAAATTGTCATTGATGGACCCCTGTTACTTCTAGAATATTCTATATTATAAACTATAAACTTAGATGATGAAGGTGCAACCATATCCACACCATTTTCATTCTTATAGTCTATTGTTACAAGATCTCCAAGTTGTATGGTTGGTGTAGCAAAAATATTTAAACCTATAGCCTTTTTGGGAACCATCAACTTATTTAAAATCCATTCCATTAATAATTCGGCATCATCTGGATTTTGAATATAGTCGCTTTCAATAGAAAATTCATTATTTCCATATGTAATTCTACTTATTCTAATGTTGTCATATTGTTGTTTTTCAAATGTTGGAGAATAGACTAAAGCACTTGCAACTAATTCTGGATCTGAAAAACTAGATCTCTTTTTAAAATAATCGTCAACAGTTAATTGGCCTCCTCCATCCTGTGTAAAAGCAATACCGCTAATATTTAAAAAGTTATTCTCTGTTGTTCCTAAATCTAATAATGAATCTGTTGCATTAAATATTAAAAACTCTGCTCCATAAGCACTTGATTGAAAACCAGAAACCACATAGTCTTTTGTTCTTTCTGGAAGTTTAATGATTTTTG